GGGGGTCTCCCCATCTTCCTTCCAGGCATAGAACCTGCCGGTAATGTAAGTCTTTGTCATAATTGTTTGTGTTTAAGATTGATAATCCATTGATTCGTGCCACCCTGTAGCCCTTGCCTTCAGCGCATACCTGAGCGCCCTGTGGCGATAACGGGCATGCATCTTATCGGCGAGGACGCTGGACCAGGTATTGGGCGTGGCCAGGTAGTATTCAACAAGCCAAGAGCCGGCTATTTCGCCCATCTGGATCGCTCGGTCACGATAGTAGCTCGGCTGGCTGATGCGCCACTTCAAATAAGATAGTTTAATCGTGTTCATTTATTGCTTTGCTTAGTTGTTCAAGGTTATGCACCTTCGTGGGGTGTTCGTAGTATCCGATAATGAGTGTGCCATCCGCTTTCAGCCCAAGCCGGGGGTTGGAGTAGCGGACAAGAACACCTCCCTTGTTTACCCACCCGTTTGATAGGAGGTGTTTGCGGAAAAGGTATCGGGATAGGATTTCTTTATAGAGTTCTTCGATTGAGTCGAATGTGATACTATTATTATCAAATTCTTCCACTACCTGACGAGTGACAATATTTATATCATACATGTCCTCCCACGATAGCGCGTAGTATTTCTTACTCTTTCCCATTGTCAGTATATCCTTTGTTCGTGGTGTCATAGATGATGTTCTTTTCTCTTTCATTACAATTCATCACCGTGCAGAACTCGCAATACCTCTGCCCTTTAAGTAAGCCCCAGATGCACCTCATACTTCTTCAAACTATTAACAAGGTTCTATTACCGTCATGAGCGTTATCGCAACTTTAGGAATGCTAACCATTTGACAATACTGTTCCGGCTCTGCAATTCGATTAAGCGCAAGGGTAATCTGCCTATCATCCTCCTTCACAAGAAAGCCAATAGAAACAACCTCCAAAACATCGTTATCAATTTCTTCCGGGGTAGTCCATCTGCCAGTATCGGAAGAACTATCTATCCATTCTATTTTTACAATTCTCATTTCTTCTTACATATTTTAGGGCTCAACATTTTCTCGCACCAATGGAATCCGGGCGTTTTATATAGTTTGTCTGCCTTGCTCCATTTCCAGAACGGACAGCCGGAACACTTACTCTTTGCCATCTTGTTTATTCCAATGTTTTACATATATCTCTGCTGCCTTCTTCTCATGCCCGAATAACTCTATCAGCAATTTTATTTTTTGTTTGTCAAGGCACTCTCGACAATATGGTTGAGCAGGAATATCGGGATCAATAAGGGGCCAGAAGGCGACAGCAGGCTTTCCGCAGCGACAGCATTTACATTCATTTGCTTTCATATCTTATTCCTCCATTTCTTTTATCTGGATCAATGTCTTCCTTGCCAAATCTGCCGCATCTTTCCACTCAAACAGGATTGCCTCGCAGAGCCGATTGATTAGCGGGGCGAGGTCTTTCCGTTCCTCCTTTGCGCCCTGTGCGAAACCACGCATATAGGCTTCCTCGGCAGGGATGCACCCATATTGCTCCCGTTGCCACTCTGCTCCCGCCTTGAAACACTTTTCAGTATGCCCGATTGCATCAAATGGCAAGCCTTCGCTTGCTCCTGTGTGATAGTCATTGTCCTCCCAATTATTATAGGCATATTCTTCTGCCGCCTCGTCCAGATTGGATGAGGACTCTGGAAGTTCCATTGATGCGAGTTTCTCAACAAATTCTACATAAGGGGCAGAGTCATTAGAACCCCATTCTTGTATAATACTCTGTGCTTCATATTGTATTTCTTCTTTTGTCATATCTATTCCTCCTTTCTTGCGTTTAATCCAAGTTTATCTATGAGATTATCTACAGCGTGTTCTATTGTTTGGTCATCACATAATGAGCCAAGTCGTGTCACTCCGTTGAGTGTAGCCCTAATCAAGTTTCTACTTTTCTCCAAATCCACCTCCGGCTGCTCCTGATAAATTATCTCTGGATTTCCACCGAACTTCTTACATTGCTCTACAACCTTTTCGGTAGTTAGTGGCTGCTCCTGTTGGAAATCTTCAATAAGTTCAATAACCTCAATTAGATTATTAGCCTTATCAATATCCACAACTGAAAGCGCATCCTCACGACATTTATAAATCTCGGCAATCAGTTTGTCTGCGTCAATGTATTTCATAACTTAATCTTCTCCATCATTAAACGGGTTGTTCTCTGGAGATAATTTACCTCTTTCTATGAGAGCAAGATAAACGCCCTCCAATGGGATTCCAATTTCATCCTCTATATCTTCCGGAATCCAACTGTCATCATAAAGAGAACATATTACATCTTTATCAAACTCTGTCACTTCGCTATATTTCATAACTATAACTTTTTGAGGTCGTTGTAAAGTGATTTAAGTGCCTCCCTATGTCCAAAACTTCCAACAGAGGTGCAAGTAAATAGTGCATCCATCTGTTCCTCGCTGGGCTTCCAATGACGATTTTTTTCGTTCTGTATTCCGTCTTTTACTCCGCGTTCATATTCAAGGTTGCCAAATTTTGTGGCGTTTTTTATGGATACTGTATGAGGCTTTGGACGGAGGGATTTGAGAAAATTAACATCATCCACTACATTCCTAATAACAGTGTTGGAATTGTAAGGAATATAATCAATATCGTGGCACGCCTTATAATCTTTTAATAACTCCTTGTAACTCTCAATGATAGAATCAAGGTGTTCCTCATCTTCCTCGCTCCACTCTACAGGTTTAATTTCATCATAGTATGCTTTTCTAAACCATTCCGAAATATCTTCTCTTCCCATCATATACATACCACCCCTGGCCTGCACTAAATCACCATTTGAACTTTGCTTTTTACCGCCAGCATAAAAATCTTTTATACAGACATACCAGCAACCTTTTTCAGGCTTTAGACACTCTGCTGGCTGCTGCCCAACTTGCTGCCCTATTATTTCCCACTCATCTTGTTTAGAAAAAGGAAAATCAGAGTGAATTTCGGCAGCACCATCATTACTTACATAACAATATATCTTTGTTGCTATATCTAATTGTTCTATTAAAACTTTATCACCGGTTTTAATGTTTCTTACATAATCACCGACACGAAAGATAGGCTTCTGCCTCTTCTGCCGTTCAAGGTAGGCAAGCATTCTATCCCGATTCTTTGAATTAAGGAATGTGTCTGGGCATTGCTTAATTGTTTCCACAATACTTATCCTTATCCTCTCATCCTCGCTTTCCTTGAGTTCGGGGAAGATTTCTCGGCAACACTCTTTTGTGCTTTCGGATGAACAATCATTGTTAAGAATTTCTCGCCCTTTCGCAAGAGCATCCTTATATCTTACATCTGCAAGTTCAGCGACCCTCTCCGCAATCTTGTAAGCGGTTTCATTCGCCTCCGCGAATTTGGTCGCGTCGCATCCTGTTGTCAAACAAATTGCCTGTTCGATAATCTTTTCCATATCAATTCTATTTTTATATAGTTCTTTACTATCCTGTTAAACCACGCAAGGGTGCGGAGGTCTTGGGTTGTCAGTTGCTTTTGCAAGATGCGCCCGCTTGCGTGGTATGGGTGGAATTTCATCATAGTGTTCCTATTTGAATCTCGCCCTTAATCTCGCCTGCGTATTTCATCAGGATATTCACCACCCTATGTTGCGTGTCCTTGTTTCCGCAAACTATAACTCTCGGCATATCAAAGATGTGGCACTTGTCCGCACCTTTTTCAATGCTCGCATTGTCTTGGCGCAAAGCCTCCAATGTTGCGAGTTCTTCTTCCGTAAGTGTGAACTGATGCTTTTCGGCAAGTTCACGGAAGGTTAAGTTTCCAAGTCTAATTCCCATATCACTTTGTTTTTGCATAATTCTCAACTCTTTCCCAAAGCCAGTTCAGTATGGCTTCTCGTTTCTCCCCGTAGACGGGATTGCCTTCAGTGTCCTGTACAGGTACATCTACTATTGGGCTGGGTAATTCTTTTCTCATCATATCATTCCTGCTTTAGCTTCGTCCATGTGGTGTTTCTGCTTTGCGATCTGGTTGAGCACGAGCCGTGCTGCCGCCGTGTCAGCCTTCTCGACGAGATCCAGCACATTCGGCCAGTTATAGCAGGAGATATGCTCGGCCTCGTCAATGAGTTTCTTGTCCTTGTCAGTCATTCTTGTAAGATTTTAACCAGTCAGTAGTCTTGCTCATGTATGCCTCCACCGCATCATGGAGTTTCGGGGATGCGTTGGGGTCTATGTTGTCGGGGATAAGCACCACGCCGTTGGCGAGCTTATGCGAGATATTCCGCATCCTCTCCAGCTCCGGGCACTTCGCATCGTGCCCTTTGTTCGTGTGGAACACAAGGCCCCAGGTAATCTGCGCTACCTGGGCGTAGATGTTGCAGAGCATGAGGCTTGCAATGAGTTTCTGCTCATCGAACTCCAGCCCGTTCACCAGATCCATCACCGCCACCCGCATCAGCATGGTGTTGTATCCTATGGCCTCGGTGTATGCGTCCATCATCTCTATGGTAAAATCCGTCTTGTCCGCATCCAGGCAGGAGAACAGCCTCTGGTTGAAGGCGTGGTAGTCCGACTGCCACTGCTTGCGCCACCGCTTGAGGCTGTGATGCATGTGCAGGGGCGCGATCTCCTTCTGGAACTCATACTGAGCCGCATCCATGATGATGAACGGGAGGATGGGTGCCGGGTCGTCATCACCCAACTTGCCCCCTATCACACGCAAGCCGTGCCTGTCGCAATAAGCGTCAACTATGTCCTTAACTCTTGTCATTTTGTTTTTTGTGTTGCCATTCGGCGGTTTACTTGTTCCGGTGTCCTTCTATGCCGGCATTCGATATTACTCTGCTTGTGCATGATGGTGCCGAGATAGAAGCAATACTTGTACGGTCTTCCGTCCAGATAATGCCCTTCACGGAGCCATCCGCAGCCGGGGCAGTTCGTGGCGAACTCATCGTAGTACCGCCCGTTCAGCACGTCAGTCTTCAGGGAGATCTCCATCGTCAAAATCGTTGTTATACCCAATTCTGGGTTCGTTGAACTCTGCCCAGCCGTAGTCGTAGTCCTCGTTGCGTGAGTTCTCCAGTCTGCGGTCGGTCTCGTTGAAATACAGCCCGTAGAGTGCGCCGTTCGCCATGCCGTTATGCCGGCACTTGGCCACCTCCACGACGGAGTCATACCCGGCGAGCTTGATATCATCCACCTTGCCCTTGCCCCAGAAGCCCAACGCCCTCTGCTCGAAGTCCATGTCCACCCTGTGCAGGAGGAGCACGTTGTCAGGGACGTTATAGAGGTCAGCCGTGCCGGAGATATCCTGCATGCGGAGGAGCCTTGCCTGGACTTCCTTACGGGGATGGGCGACCAGCAGGGCGTGGATCTTCTGCTGCTTGGAATAGTCCTTGAGCATCTTGATGAACTGACTCTGGAGGTCTGTCTTCTCTCCGTCAAAGTCAAGGTTCATCACCATGAGGTTGTCGAAGAACAGATTCTTCACGCCTTTCTTCTCCACGGCATCACGCACCATCGGGAAGAGCTCGCTCCAGTTGTAGCCGTAGTCGTTGTCATAGAGGTAGAATCCCTTGGCATCCAGCCATCGGTCTATCTTCTCGCTCGTCAGCTCGTCGGCATAGCAGTGCGACACTTCCCCGCCCCTGTATATCTTCTTCACCGCCGGGCCCGCAGCTATCTGCCGGAGCCAGTCCATGAAGAACGGATTGGTCAGCTCCCCGGAGAATGCCGCCGAAGGGAATCCCGCCTGGAGCGAAGAGAGTATCAGCTCATCCAGAAGGGTGGACTTGCCCGTACCGGCGATGCCCGAGAGCACCGTCACTCCGGGGACGGGGAGGCCGTGGATCTTACTGTCGAGCTTCGCTATGCCGGTAGGCACGTAGACACTCTTGCTCGGGTCGCCCCATGCTATCTCCGATGCCCTGCGCCAGGGGTCTCCGGTCTTCGCCTCGGTCTTGACGTTGAGCATCTTCAGCATGTCTCGTGTGCCCCTGCGCTGCTCGTTGTACTCCACCTTGTAGCGGTAATCGTCATACTCCGCTGCGCTGTACGCATCGGGCTCGTAGAACTGCCTGAACTCCTTCCATCCGTACTGGGAGCAGGAGTTGTGGAAGCAGTGGAATCCTATGCGTCCGTCGGCGTGCTGCATGACCGCCGCATCCTTGTGGGTGCAGTCCCACGGGCAGGTGTCGAGGATGTATCGGATGCCACCGGCATACTCGTTGCGGGACACCACCTTTATGTCGTGCTTCTCAAAGAAAGCCTCCACGTCGAACTTGTCCTTGCCGAAGTTGTTCTTCGCCGTGGGCACTTCAGGCTGGGCCTTCATCGCAGCGACTTTCTGCACGTAGGTGATGTCGGTCTTCTCCCAACGGGGAGGCACTTTCACGAAGAACGACTCCCTCTGGGGGCGGTCCGGCGTGTCGGTGCCTTTCCGTGAGACGGTGCCGATGAGCTTGGTGATGCGTGCCGCATTGAACACCGTGGTGTCCACGTCGCACTCGGCGGTGGAGAAGAGGTCGGAGATGACTTCAAGGAAATCCTTGATGAGCTGGGTGTTCTCCGGGGTGTTGTTCAGCGCCACACGGTAATACATATGGTATCCGTTACCGCTGTCCGCAACCACCGGAGAGCTGAAGCCCTGGCTCTTGAGGAACGTGCCTATCTTTATCATCGTATCATAGGCGGTGGCCTTCTCCGCATCGGTGGCATTCACCCCGCTGATGCGTTTTGGGTCGAGGTCTATGAGGATCATCGTCCTCCCGGCAATCACGTTGTCGCCGGTGGCCTCGTCCTTGCTGATGCGGATGATATGCCGTGACTGCTTTCTGCTGATGCATTCAGGCTTCACCACGTTCACGATGCCGTAGATAGCCTTGTCCGCATAGGGCTCCAGGGCCTCAAGCATCTGGTGCACGTCATCGAAGTACCCGGAATAGGTGAACGAGCCGTCAAGGATACGGATTTCCGTCAAGGGGTGCTCCCCCTTGAAAATCTCCCACCAACGGAGTATGGTCTGCTCGTTCAGTCCGTTCATAGCCTATCCCTGGAATCCTTCCAATGCCGTAGTCTCTTCCGTCTCGGTCACGGCATCCGGGTCAAAGACCAGGTTGCCCTTCTTGTCATAGACGGGATTCTCAAACACGTGGTCGCGGAGGTATCTCTCAAAGTCCTTGCAGAAGACACGGGACTCCCGGCTGGAGACGTAGTGCGGGATATGGCGTTCGGCCATCTTCCTCTCCTCGTCGGTCAGCCTGTCCCACTGGGCCTTGGCTACCTTCTTTGCGCCCTTGCGGTCGTAGGCAATCCACAACCGCTCGAACCACTGGGTGATGTTTTCTTCGGTGTTCATGGTGTTAAAATCAATAATTGTCTTTTGGTTGGTTCTGTTTAGATAATCGTTCTAACGAACGTACTATTATCTGCTGATGTTTTTTCGCACATTCTTCTGGAGTTCTGAAGATTTCTCTCCCAATCTTCCATCCACAATTCCTTCCTACGGGGGTAACCAGATGATATCTTGCAACATCATTGTCAATCTCCACATCAGTAATGTTACACTTTTCTATACCCGGGCTCGGCATTTTTGAGTCATAATAATAGACCACATCATCAACATGAAACTCGAGAGATGCCTTCCGCATGTCTTCAATCATAGCCTTTAATGCCTCAAAGCATGAAGGCGGAGATGTGAGCATCTTCCGAGCGAATGCACATAGCTGCTCGTCGGTAAAAGTTGATAAGTCAAAACAGTTATTTTCCATACTAAATAGGGCAGTTTATCCTCATGCCCAGGAGATTAGTCAAAAGGGAGATCACTCCCATCAGCGGGTGAAGGCTGGGCGGGAGCTGCCGGGGCAGTTGCCGGAGCGGCAGGAGCCTGGCGGTAGTTGTTGGCCGGAGCCGGTGCGGGCTGTTGCGTGCCAAACTCCACTGGTTTGAAGTCTCCAAGATAGATTGTCTCTCTTGTCGCCTTGTTATAAACACTTAGTGAATGAGTGTTGCCGTACTGGTCTGCTCCACCCTTTCTGGGGACGATATCCACGTAGATAACACTCTCCCCTGCCTTGTTCTTTACGATCAGCTCTTTGGGGATGCGCGAGAGCTTGATAGGCCCATTAAATTTTGTTGCCATAATTCTTTTGGTTAAACAGTTTTTGATATCTATATATTTCCAATAATATCCTTTACAAGTTCGTGGCTCTCCGTGACACAAAGCGAACGATATTGATGCTTGTGAGACCTTGAAATAGTCGGCTGCGCTCTTCTGGCTATCAAACTCTTTGACTAACTCCCCATCCATCGTGTAACATGCAACCCTATTGCTTTGCGTAGCAGAATGTTTATTGCGGGCATTGCCATAATTCACGTTGTATTTTTGTGTGCACCACTCAAGATTATCAACATTATTGTTTTTAGGATCTTCATCCTTATGGTTAATGCAACGATATTTGTTCGGATTCGGGATGAAAGCCATAGCAACGGCTCTGTGAATTGGGAGAGTCTTCTGCCTCCCATGAACATAAAGACACACGCAATAATAGCCGTGCCCATCAAGCCCTGTTTTTAATTTCTTCCCACGCAATCTCAATGTCCTCCCATTGGATGTATGAATCATTCTCTCTACAGAGAATATGTTGCCTTCGGTGTCAACCTCATAATAGCCCTCAAATCCTTCTATCGCCTTCCTTTGATAATTCGCGTTCATGAATGTCTTTGGTTATAAAATGTTCCACTTGTCCTGCTTCTTGAGTTTCCTCGCAAGCAGATGGGCTTTTCTCCACCTCTCATGTTCCTTCACGGAGTCGGGTCGGACAGCCGTGAAGGCTTTGAGAGTCCGGAGTATGGTCTTGAAGTCACTGTCGGATACCTGCATCATACGTATCTCTGGTATTTGGACAGTTGCGCTTCAAGGGATGCGATGATGGCCTGCTCGTTCGCCTCGGGGATGTATACGCCCTGCTCGCTGCACCACTTGCGGTAGCGGTCTATGGCGATGCTCATCTCTCCTGTGGTCAGCTCCGCCGTGGAGCGGAGGACCTGGATCGTGCCGAGGATGGGGTTGTGCTTTTCCACCACGAATATGTCCGGGTTGCAGATGCGCTTGAACACTTCCTGCTTGACATATTCCACGCTCTCTCCCACTTCCATGGCGAGCACCCCGAAGCATAGGTGTGCGTAGTTGTTCTGGCTGAGGGTCCGTGTCCTCTTGCCGGACAGCTCCACCACACCGCCTTTCCCGCAGAGATAATCCACCTTTGCGAGAAAGCGTTTGCGGTCAAGGTCATCACTCAGGTTGTACAGCATTCTTCTTTGTCTCGCGTGGCTTGCGGAAAGTGACGGTGTTGTCCTCCACGGGCTTGAAGATCTCCGGGAGTTCCTCGCCTTGCGGCACTGCGGTGACGCTTGCGGTAAGTGAGAGCCCCACGTACTGCGGGATACCAGCCTCATGGATAGCGTTGAGGGCTTTCTCCAGATAGAGCATCTTCAGCAGTTCCTTGTCGGTGTCCACGGTGCGGGAGTTGTTCGCCACGAAGGAGTAGCACGTGCCCTTTGCGGAATCCCTGCCGGTCTTGTCAAGGACGAGACGCACCTGGTGCTTGATGTAATCAATGGTCTTGTCGCACCCTTTCATCTGGCGGTCGATGGTATCCTTCTCCGCCTTGAGGGCTTTCTTGCGGTCTTCCACACCCTTGAGCCAACGGCCCAGGCTGTCTATGCCCTCGCTTTCAAGGAGCACCCTCACGTTCTCTTCCTGGTCGAGCATTCCTTCCAGCTCTTCCGTAACCTCTCCCCCATTTTCGGAGAAGGCATCATCCAGCGCCCACTGGAGTCGGCTGAGTTCAGCCAATGCGGCGTTAATGTCTTTATTGTTCATAGCTTATTGGATATTGTGTTTAGCCTTGTAGTCATGCACGTCGTTATCGAACTGCGCCAGCTCCTCGTTCCCGGCATGCGTAGTCTTGCAGAACCATCTGCGCAGATCCTGCCCATCATTGGTCTTCTTCCCCGCAGAGTATGCTGCGATGAGTTTCTCATATGCTTCTTTGCTCAACGGCTTGTACTGGAGGGAGTCGGAGATGATGGCCTTGTCATACTGCCCCTGGGCAGCAGCCTGGTCGGGGGTGAGGGATGCGCTTTTTCCGTGGGTGTTGGTAGCATCGGCATCCTTGTTGTCGTCGATGCAGAACAATCCATTGAGCGCATACTTGCGGGCATAGGACGATGTTGCGCCAGTAATCTGACTTGCGTCCATGCCTTTCTTGGATTCCTCCTCTCTTGCGTAAGCGGAAACGGAGACGGCTTCCCCTTTTTCATTCTTTATGGTTGCCACGGCCTCCACATAGATTCGCCCGCCGATTTCAACAATGCTGTCGGACAAGGTGAGGACGCATCCGGTCTCTTTGAGAAGAGGCTTGAGCGCTTCAAGGATATCTTCGCAACTGCGATAGTTGTACCCCCCGAAGTTATTGCGCTGATTCTTCGGGGCATTCAGTTGGGTCTGGATAGTGTTTAACTCTTTCATGTCTATTTCTCTTTAATGTGTGGGAGCGGGAGGGCTCGGACCTCCGTACCTTCTGTGGCAGTGTTGTTGGACTAAACTCAAACCATCATATGAGAATTATTTCGCCATCATATGCTCGACCTACTGAGCTGCGCTCCCAAA